GGTTTAGAATCATTACCTTGAATTACAGATAATCCATATTTTGTTAAGTGTGGAAACGATGATTCAATTACAGTATGAAGGTCAGCATATCCAGAATTAAAGAATGGATTCACTGATTTCTTCTCAGCACCTTTCATTTCAGACTGAGCTTTAGACAAGGCTGTTGCCAGTTTATCAATGTCATCTGATTTCCATACCTCAGGTGTCAACGCCCTTCTTTCAGGGTCGACAGATTTTACAGAAGGTTTATCTTCCATGATTATTCTCCTTGATTAGGTGTTATTCTAGTATTGTAAGAGATGCATTCTACGTGTCTTGAGAGTGTTCATACGACCGATTACTGTGCTGATCATCTTTTCTGTGACAATGCTGCCAAATTCGGTTTCATTACCGAGTCCTGTTAATATAAGACGATCAACAGTATCTTCGTATGTCTCAATAATATAGTTTAATACATCTAGTTCCATGAGGATGTCTAAAGTTACTATGCATTAGACATCTTAACCAAGCATTAATTTTCTGCGATTATTTTAGCTTCTTTTAATGCATCATCGTATTCAAGCATTATCTGTCTTAGAAGGACAGAATGCACTTTTCTTTGTACAAAGGTGAATGCACCAGTATCTATACGGAAATATCCTAACATAGTGTCATGATCGGATACCTTAAGTATATTAGTATCCACATCATCATAATTCCATATTATTTTAGTCATCCTGGTTTTCCTTATACTCTTCCAGCATTTGTACACCACTACCAATTAAGACATTAGCTAATCCATCTAAAAGTTCTGCAGATTGATCATAGCCCATAATATAATCTAAGGCTTCACGCTTCTTAGTCTTAAGCTTCTCAATCTCTTGACCTTCAGGAAACTTCTTAAATGCCTCTTCACACTCACTACGACACATATTAGTTAATACAGCTTTTATTGCAGGTAAGTTATTATGTATATTAGTTTCCCAATACCATTCATACTTCTCACTACCATAATGACTTTGAGTAAGATCATATTGCTCACAGAGGTTAGTTAGCGTATTACCCAATGAATGCTGTAATTCAATAACTTTATTTACTGCAGTTTCATATTCAACTAAGGTTTCAGCTAAACCTAAGTTTTCTATGAACTCATCTTTACGTTCATTTACAAAATCAGCTTTCTTAAGAGCTGCATCCTTTTCCAAAGGTCCAAGTTGTGCCCTAAACTGATCTTTAATACGATCTGTGAAGTAATTACGTTGTTGGCTTGTTAATTTCGCCATCGATTTCTCCTTTCTTAAGTAGTTCTAGTCCATTGACTGTTATTACACTCTTCTCTATTAATTTATCTATTTGGTCCATCATCCCTTTAAGGTGGAAGATGTTATGTTCTTCTACTAGTTCCTTAATAGCTTGAAGTGTAGCAAGCAAGTCCTTTTCATGTTTTATGATATCGTCAAACATTCAGATTCCCCATTGTTGGTAGCTGTAAGTCAAAGTTATCAACAATAAATTGCATTCCTATACTATCAGCTAAAGTAACTGAGTCATCATGATAGTCAACTACATTATACCATTCATCACGATACATTATTCTATCTTCCATATTATTTCTCCTGTTCTTCTTTAATCATACCCCATAAGAGCATGAGATACACTATTGCATCAGTTATACGTCCAGTAACGCTCTCTCGCTGAGATTTATGTCCTTTAACGAAAGCAGTAATACCATCTATATGTTTAAGCATGTAAGTCAGTAATACTTTCTTCCTGTCTGTCTCTACTAATTCAGCCACACGGTTGAAATTAGCAAATATCTCATCTTCGTCATGTGCGTATTCCTTCTGTCCAGCATTTCTCATACTACTTATGGCAGGCATGATATCAGTTTCCAGAAGTTTTATAAACTCCTGAGTTGTCATTAGAAGGGTATTGGATTACGACGAGTCATACCTTCAAGTACAAGGTATTTAACTTGTTGTTCCAAAGTCCTTACTTCATTTTTACATATTTCTTCCAGTCTCTCTAACGATTCCTGTTCTAGTATCACAGTTATTGATACCTCATCTGGCAGTGTTACTGTTTCAGTTTTAGTATCTGTGATAGTTGTGGTCTTATATCTACGACTTTGAGTCCAATTCCAAGCAGTTCCATAGTGCACACCATACTTACGTGCTACTTCAGCAATGCTCATACCAGATGCAATATTACCTAATGCAGCTTTGATTGTATGTCCTGTATGAAATACAGGTGATTTACGTTTCATATTATCTCCATGTTGTTAGTGTTATTATTAGGTACCATATTCCTAGAGACATTAACATTAAGCCAATGTACACTAGCAATCTTTGTATTAGTAATTTATTCATCATGTTCATCATAAGGTTCGGCATGATCACGACATTCACTACATAAGTCACAATCAGGCCATCCTGGTGGACCAAAAGGTGCACCACAACAATTACTTAATATTTCTTCTTCCATATTATCTCCTATAGTTTAAAGTTGTGCGGGGTAGAAAATAAGGAATCCACCCCGCTTCCTCCAGCCGTAAGGCTGTGTTACCTATCAACAGATGGAGAAACCACCTGAGTGTTTACAAAATTCAGCAAACTCCTTTACATTATCAGCATTAAGCCGATAGTGTGTTTCAAAGTCCTTCTTCTTGCCTGAACCATCACAACTATTACATGGAATACAGTCAATTGCTTGAGGAATGTTCTCTTCTTTTAACACATTAATATCTATCTGTTGCTTGAATGCCCATTCCTTAAGTAATACTGTATCACCCCTTCCTGTATCAGAAGGTCGTTTACGCCAACCTGACGCATCACATATATTACAGTCTACCAGTTCTTTATTTTGCATCTCTTTAGCTCTGTCGTCAGAGTATTCTTGAATAAAGCCATTATCTAGATGTTTACTTAGTCTATCAGCCATAGCTATAGCCTTATCCTCACTTATTTTATGCCCATCATTGTAATTACCTGCAAGCATATCTCGTTTAGTTAAGATATCACAACAGATGTTACATACTACTTCCCACAAAGGTCTCCACCACCAGATATTGTTACGAAAATATGCACCTTTAGTATTTTCAACCCATTTCTCATGGTCTTGACAGTGTACAGCATATTTTATTTTATCAAGGTCTGGATTCAGCTTGAAATGACCCTTAGAAGTCTGAATGAATTCTTCAGGGCCATTCCATACTGGTTCAGGAGTTGCAGGTTTTAATCCATGTAGATCAAATCCCATGTCTGTCTCCTTATGTTATTATTACTGGATTATTGTAAGACCATTTATCTGTCTTCTTACCACCAATCCCAATAAGACCAGTCCTCTCTACATCGTCACCATCTCTCCAAGCTAAAGCACCTATTACAGTTTCTTCAGGAATATGATCCCAAGAATTATCTGATTTACGTGCTACACCTTCAAGATGATACTCTCCTGTAGAAGGATTAGTCATCTTAAGATAAAGACATTTCTTAGTCTGAGTCATGTGGGAATCCCGTTTACTAAATCTAGGTAATGCAGGCAACTCTATTTCTAATAACTCATAAGGTCTACCATCTACAGTATCTTTATCGATGACTTCAGTCGGACAATCCTTAAGAACATTTTCTAAGCCTACTGCTTCAATAGCTTGCTGCCTTACCTGTACATTCTTTAATTTAAATGCATCTTTAGGGTCCCATTCATCAAGAGTACCTTTATCCCGATGCTTCTTAAAGGCATGTTCAGCTTTATTCTGTGCATAACGAGCACGAGCATCAACATTATTTGCATCTTTTCTATCCCTATCCCACTGATTATATTCTTTAACAATATACTTAGGAATTTCAGATATCATATCACCATGCCAATTGAATGTCACTCTATTATATGGTAGGGTAAGGATATCTTTCTTCTCTTTACTACTATCATAACGGAGAAGATGTTTACCTTTTCTATGGCAATACCATACGTCATATAACAAGTTTAAGGATAATAAGCCTTTCATGGACCAGATATCATACTTATTCTCATTACTCCAATGAGAACGGTTTGATGCTAACTGTAGATGAAATACTATCTTATCCTTAGTGAGTGTAGCGATTGCAGGTTTAGTCTTTTTTATATCATTCAGTGATCTCCAGCTATATGATTGCCATACCTTTACTATACCAGGTTTAACTTTAATGAAGATATATTGCATATGCCTGAATCTATCACCACCACGTACTGTTATTGATTCACCATTCTTACTCTTAAGTAGTGTCATTAGATTTCTATGCATTAGTCTTGTACTCCTCTTATTCTACCTGTAAGATGGTCTATCTCTTTAACTATGCGCTGTATGTAAAAGCCTGGAGGTATTGTGATAGTATTATGTTCTTCATGTTTCAGTTTTACTGGAGCACCAGTAACTATTACACCATCATTATCACGTCTATATTGTGAGCTTTTACATAGTGTGATACCTGCTTCTTCAAGCATATCATCCATGTATACAGCATGATAGTGACCTGTTTCTTCACCTTCAGCAAGTACTGCACGAACCTCATGCTCTGTGGTCTTATGATTTAACTGTGCTTCAATAAACTCTTCTTCAGTTACCTGTATTAAGAGTACATCTCCCTGTTGATATTTAGTCATTTGTTTCTCCTTGTTTTTTTGATTGATAGGTTATCCAGCATGGATAGCCTTTTACGTGTTGTATTTATGAGTCGTTCAGTAACAGTAACTCCATTCTCGGTTACTTTACCTATACCAAGGTCATGGAATTTGCGTAACTGACTACGATAGAATCTTATGTTATTAACGTGATAATATATTGTTTGAGCCATTACAGTGTCCCCTTATTATTAGTGAAGGGGGACCCTAAAGTCCCCCGTTTGTTTTGTAAATTATGCTTACGACCAAGTTCATATTCTGAGGTGACTTCTTTATCCCAACAATTATTGCAGAAGATAAAGCCAGCTTGTTGCTGTGTGTCACTCTTATGATAGTAGAAATGGTCTTTACACTGTTCACATTTATGCATACTATTGCGAAACCAGCCAGTTAAGTGCTCTGCGTACATACCACCAACAAAGAACACGAATGCACATAAAACAGTCCACTCAACTGGGTTATTAGATATCAGATGTATCATTAGTTCATCCTTCCAGATATATTAGCAGTATCAAGTAGTTCACCTAAGTCAACACCCTTATCAGGTCTATCAAAAGAACTGTCTATCTCCTGTATCTCAACAGTCTGATCTATTCTATTAACATTTATAGTGAATGGTGGATCATAATTAGGTTTAAAGATTGTACCGTCAGGAAGGTTGAAGAATCTTTCCATGTCAATATACATCGGTACTATAAAAGTATGTATGACATGGGAACATGCTTCATCTACATTAGCAATCAAGAAGTTGGGCAATGTATTTACATTCTCTACTAAATTATCAAGAAATGCAAATGTACCTTGAACATCTACATTAGGACAGATATCTACTAGATGATAGAGGTCACCTATTTCAGGACAACGGTTTGGATTAGGGTTAGTAATTACGTTCATGAATGTTTCTCCTTATTTACATACATACTCTGGTTCAGAGCATGGATTAGTGTTGATAGTTTCATCAGTTAATACGTCTTCATCTACGTACTCGTAAGACTCAGATATATCTTCTAATGCGATAGTTTGTGCGTAATTACGCCATATTGCAGATGCGATGAACATTTTATGCATTAGTTCTCCTTATTGTTGATAGTAATTGAAATGAGTGATGGGTACTGCATATGTTAGCTGTTTAAAGCCCAAAACATGAGGTATAAGCCATTATTACGGAGTGGCCGATATGAGTACCCATCTGGTAAATGAATGAGTTGCTGGCAGGATTACGTTTACCTGCGACTAAATTAGAGCTAAATACAGGTAATTAGTTTGTATCTAACTCACTCAAGATTAATTCTTTATTTGACCTCCCTTACTTTGTAGGTTGATACACCGATGAAGCATTGCTCTATCTGCTCAACAGTTAACTCAACACCTCTAAGTTCACGAGGTAAATCTAATGCAACAGTTGTTACAGTATTGCAGCAGGCTGCTAAGTCTAGAGGTAATATGCCTATGACATTGAGACCTTTAAGTTGTTCAGCAGTGACATGCTCTACTACTCTTGTTTCAGTAGTGATATGCCCTTCATTGAAGAGATATTCAGTGAGGGCACCATGTCTTGTTACTAGGATGTCGTAAATGGTAGGTTTATAAGATTTTATCGCTTTTATAGACTTATGACCGATACCTTTAATTCTTGATAATTGTGGTACTGATAGTTTACTGGCTTCAGGTATGGTTAAGCCTGCTATTAATAGTCTTAATCTAATATATTCAGTATTGTATTTTGTTAACATGTTATCTCCTTATTTAGTGATAGACTTAAGTTTGCGCATAAAGCTGTTACGGTCAGGTTTCTGACTTGATTCAGCGGACTTGACAAAGGATAATGTATCATACTTACCCAGTTCATGCTCTTGACTGTTGATTTGACCAACACCCTTAAGCTGAGTCTTTTGAGGTATTAGATGAGCGTGATAGATTATAGACTCTTTGTCTTTACTGATGCTAGTATCTAGCTGACATTCAGGGAAGAATGTGTTCTTTACCTTATAGAAAAGGCTGATAAATTTGTTTAATTCGGGAAGGGATGAGAACTTCCAGTTTGTTGTTATGTTCATTATTTTTCCTTATTTATGGTTTGTTGTGAGGTCTACGGATTATTTTCTAATAACTGTCACGGGTGGGAGAAAGAGTAGTATCCCCCACCCAAAACAGTATTATGCTGTCTCAAAAGGATGCCGAAGCACCCTATTTGGGCGCTTCAGTGGCATCAGCATCAGCCTTGGCATTCGCCTTGGCAATCTTGGCAATGGTAGCCTTCATCTGCTTGTCAGTCATGATGAGGTTGCCTGTGTAGTCTTCATCAGTATTGACGTAAGCAAATGGTTCGGCTTTCTGGAAGTCTGCGATACCCTTGCCGAAATAGATTTGGCATTGTGGGGCATCGTCGGATTGCTGTACCTTGGGGGCAAGCACCCTGGTCTGTCCCTGAGCATTGGCATCTTCATAATTGCGAAGGCTGGTGCTGTAAAAGGGTTGACCCATCTTTGTGCTGTATTTCAAGCGAGCAAGGAACCATGAGGTTAAAGGTTGAGTATTCATAACATCTCCTATTTTAATTGAAAGTTAACGTGAAATGAAGAAAGAAAATCTCCATGGTACCCGATGGTGTTTGAATATATGGTCATACACTAAAATGCCCCAATTTTTGTGATAACGGTCACATAGTTGCAAAGTTAACGAAATGCATATATATTACCTAGGACGAGACGGGGGCCTAAATGCTAAACTGGAGGTACTTATGCGTAAAATAATACTAAATGCACTGGTCGTTGTTGTTACAGCTGTTACATCCTTTGTCGTCGCTACAGAGGAATGTAAAAAGCCTACACCTAATACCTGGTACAAGATATCCACTGATGCACTTAATCCTGGCAAGCTTATTGCTGTCGATATGTCTAAGGGTTATTCGTTTGCTGAAGGCGGGATGATCTATATAGTCGCTGTCGTAGGAGATGATCAGTTCACTATCGTCTTTCCTAATGGTGCGTACTGGGAAGCTCCTAAAGCAGATGCATTTTTAATGGGAATGCAAGAAGAATTTGACAGTCTGGAGGACTACTTACGAAACAAGAGCACAGAGATAAAGAAGAAATGAGTGGAAACAACCATAACGAAAGAGGAGAAATTACAGGCAATACGCTGGATTAATCTTGCCGTAGGAGTCATACAGATGCATTATTGGTTGGGGGGTGCATCGTGGTTTGTCTTAGCTATAGCACTCGCTAATGTAGCTGTATTTGCATTCACCCGAAAGTAAATTTGTGGGTGACATACTATTAGGCTTATCTTTAGCATGCATTATGTGGTATGGAACTGAGTACTTGAATTACTGTCCAGGAGGAGAGTATAAGTGCCCAGAATACTGCGAAATAGACCATGAGCACTTAACAGAGGACTGCGATGAAAACAAAAAGAAGAAAGCCTACCAACAAAGACTTTCAAAGGGTCATACAGAGGCTGGGGATAGATATGATGGGGATGAGAGCGCAAATAGGAGCTGTAGCGGATGTACTGTCGGATTACCTGGACTTTACAGGTAAGAGAAAGGAATTTGAAAAATTTGCAATGAAGCGAGCGGAAAAGGCTATAGATGAGAGCGTTGAAGATTAGGATCGCTTACTCAGATGCTTTTCAGAAAATGCAATCCCGCTACAATGTTGTTTTTAAAGGACTTAGAAGACTTGCATCGTATTAGGTATTGTATGTAAACTATGTTACTGTATTTACGCTTAAATATGGAGGTTACAGAGCGTTCGGCCTAAGGGCCTCACTAGTAAGCGTAAGTAAGAGGAAGGAGTTGTATGAAGATATATCACTTGATTATCGCTTATAACGATAAGACGGAAGAAGTTGAATACATTCAGGAGCATATCGAAGAAGAGATGTCGCCTAATGTACGAACTGTGGAAGTAGAAATGGAGCTTGATGATGAGTACTTCGATGATGAAGACTTGATGGAGCTTATATATGAGCATGGACTCGGAGAAGCATGAGAAGTTACAAGCTTAAGGATGTAGAGCATAAGGTCTATGAAGATGAGAGTGAATTACCAGAAGGTTTCACTTTTAAGGGAGACTGGCGTGATTCTACTATAGGGGACTGGGTTCTAGCTGATGATGGCTGTTATGTGCAGGTATTAAGAGAAGGTAGGCTTAAGAAACCTGGCAGAAAGAGCGTTATTGACTATATCGGTACATGTACTGGAACATTCATCTGTAGAGACTCTATAAAGATGGATACTGAGAAGAGGGTTAATATCTACAATTTCTCAGGTAAACATCCAGAGGATCATGTTAAGGAAAGGAAGTATCTAACCCCTAGGGAAGGGTTATTTGCTCAATTCGTAGCACAGGGGATGGAATATACTGATGCGTACTTAAGTGCATTTAAAACTAATAGCCCTGTTCATGCTAAGGCTAGTGCAGGACTTTTACTAAAGCAGGAGAGGATAAAGACAGCTATGAAAGCAGAATTAAAGCCAGTATTGAAGAATCTCGGCATTGACGATAACTTTGTATTGTCAGGCATTAAAGAGGTTGCTGCAAATGGCGACAAAGATTCAGATAAACTGAAAGCTCTATTTGAGCTGGCAGATATACTGGAAATGAAGGAAACGAAGAAAGAGATAACCGCTATTGGTGGAGCAGTATTTAAGGGCTTCTTACCAGAAGATGCGGAGGTAGTGGAAGAGAGAAAACATATGTTGGAGGAAGGTGATGCCTAAATTTACTACGTTAGATGGTCAAACACTAGCCTATGGGAAAGAAGGAACGTATACCGTCGATGACGAAAAAGCGTTCATCCTCAGTCTGGATAAGCAGCTCAGGGCAGTCGACCTTAATGACAAACGTCAAGTAAGTATAGTGCAGAATAACCTTAATGTAATCTCCAAAACATTGCAACTGGAACCACTACCTACTGATGGGGCATTAGATCAGCCTACAATACAGGCTGTCCAATACTTCAAGCAGAACAGCGATCTATTCAAGGAGCATGGTATATCTCAGCATATTGATGCGAAAAAGCTAGAAAAGCTTACTAATCCAGCTTTTACTGAAACAGAGCATGCCCCTACAATGGATGAAATGAAAGCACTCGAAATAGATATAGGAGCACTTTATGAGTAAGACAGTAATAGTAGCCAAGGATGCATATGGTGAAAAGATCGCAGACTTAAGTGAACGTATTAATTATCTTGTTAAGACAATGCAAGATCATGCAGATGCTATTAATGAGATACGTGATAAACTAACACAAGTTAGAACTAGAATGGGACTATGAAAGTCAAGGTAAATTTATGGCAGGATTTAGAAACAGCTACTCACACATGACCAGTATCTGGGAAGAAACACCCAGTTTGGGAGTCTCATGAATCGAGTAGAGGAGTTCGGAAATTATCTAAAAAGAAAGCTAGTAAGTGAGGATACTGCTGAGAGATGGGCTATATGTCAGGCATGTCCTGAGTTACTCCCCTCTAATAGATGCAATCAATGTGGATGTTTTATGAAGCTGAAAACTAAAATTAAGGCAGCTAAATGCCCAATAGGTAAATGGTAAAGATATTATTACTGACTGCACTGATAAATACTGATATGCAAGCAGTGATAGTACAACCAGAAAGAATTGAAGCAAGAAGACGACAAACAAAAGGTAGAGACAAAAGACGTAGAGGTGGAAACGGACTTCGCTAAGAATGTCAATGTCAACTTCCATAATGTGGGAGTTGAAGAAGAGAATCTTAAGTTAGCCTATCAGGATATGATTGCATTTGGGAAGTTGTTCTTGCCAGATGATTTCATGCGTTCTGAGACTCCACCATTTCATTACTCAGTGGCTGACATGATTAATGACAAGTCTATAAGGCAGAGTGCATTTATTATGCCCAGAGGGCATGGTAAGACAGTTCTGACAAAGGCTGATATAATGCGTGACTTTTGCTTTGCAGGTAAGAGAAAAGAATGGGGTTTAGATGATACAGATGA